CCGCAGATCTCGTATAACATCGTAAACCGAAAACATGTCAGCAGCTAAGCCTCCATGGGACGAGATAACAAAATCAATGGGTTGATAAGTTTCAATGATCTCTGAATTTTCGTCTTCAGGGTCCGCCGGCATTTTCTCTGTTCCTGTCAGGTGCAGCGCCATCAAACCGTATACGGCCTCTGAACATCTATCTTCGGTAACGTCGCCGTAAATACCAGTCATTCTTAGTTCTGGTCGACTAGTCTCTGACATCAGTGCGCTCAATAGAACGGCGTCATCTGCGCCGTCTGTTTCTTCCGGAAGCGCCTCTTTATTAAACTTCATTTCTATCGCTCCTTTTGTTTTGCAATTTGTTGATGGTCTGCATTGCCTCGTTCCAATCATGCACACAGTTTGATCTCCATGCCAAATCCGGCAGCACTGTGTTCAGAGAATTGAGGGCGACAGTTCTCCAAATTTGGAAAGTAGCCTCTATGTCTTCTTCTTTCTCTAGCCCGGAGGCGATCATGACATCTTTTGCGAAGGCCTCTGACATTTTTAAGATTGCCAAAGAACTTATATATGTTGTTTTATATACCATTCTTTTGCTCCACAAAGAAAATATTCTTATGCCCAAGGCGTGAGCTAGCACGCCGCAGAAAAACATAATAAATGCACTATTAAATTCCAATTTTAACTCCTATGGTAAAAAAAAAGACAGGCTTGCGCCTGTCTTTTTTCGATAAAACATTTTTTAAACTTACTTTAAGGTCTTTAGTCTACGAGCGACGCGGCTCAACACTTCGTTGACAAGCTCTTCCTCAAGCTCTTCTTCATCGGACGCCATTTCCATGTCCAGATCTGCGCCCACGTCTGCTTCCATTTCAGCATCCATGTCCAGACCCTCTTCGCCTCCCGCACCTTCAAGCCGTTGGCCGAGAGCGATTAGGACGTCGGCCTCTTCTTGAGAAAGTTCCATTTCTCCGTCAGCTTCGGGCTCGTCACCCATGTCCTCGTCGTCCAACTCGGCGCCCATGTCTGCCACATCGGCTACATCATCGGCGGGCGCGCCTTCTTCGCGCATGCCTTCCTCAAGCTCCTCCTCTTCGAGGGGGGTGGTCTCAGCAACCTCGTCTAAGCGAGCAAGGTGGTCGTTTGTTAGGGTGCCGATGTTCGCAAATTTCATCATTCTGCGGATTTCTGATTCGTTTAAAAGCTGCTTTTTCATGTTTTTCTCCTAAAATGCATAAATGGCATACACATTAAATAGATTATTATTTTAATAAATGACCAATTTTTTTAAGTGTTTTGTCTTGTATTTGTTTTACTCGTACATAACTGATGCCTAAACGGTCTGCTATTTCCCGCAAAGTCATTGAATTATTGCCTCTTATGCTCTGAAATGTACAGTTTCTATCTTCTTCAAAATTTATCCAATACCGGCATTCTTTTATTGGACAAGAAACCTTTAGTTTCTCACAAGTCTCTAAACATTTCATCATATATTGGTCTCCGATTCAATCATATCAAATATGTTCTCTATTTCATCAATTTTCAAAGCAAATTTGCTCTCTGCCTCTTTCTTCTTTTTCATAATAGAGTCGATTTTGTTTCTTTTTTGTTGTCCCTGAATATCATATTTTTCTTTGCAGTCCTTAACGTATCGCAAGACGTTCTCATCGTCGTTAATATACCCCTCCAGCATTATTCTAAAAAACTGTGACTGCGACAGCCCATCAAACTGGCACCTAATCTTCAATTTTGTTTGGTTTTCTTCGGTGTCATAAAACATAAATTTCTTTCTTGTTTCTGTCGGTGGTATCGTTGGGTCTTTCATTGTTACCTTAAAATATGTGTGTAGCTTTCGTTTTGGCCAGCCGAGGTCTGGCGGATAAATTCACAGTTGGCCCTGAGAAGACCAAGATTGAAGGCGCCGCTATAAGAGCACCCGGATTGGATGCCCCCCTTAAGATCTGCCAAAATGTCTTCTGTGGAGCCTTTATACGGCACTGTTGTTGAAATGCCTTCCGGAGATGAAGATTTGCCTCTCCAGTCTTTTTGTGCAGCACTAGAAGCCATGCCCCTGTAAACTTTGTAGCTCTTGCCCTCGCTACCATGGAACACTTCACCTGGCGTTGCCGAGGTGCCTGCTAGCAGCGAACCGATCATTACAAAGTCTGCGCCAGCGGCGAAGGCTTTTACCATGTCTCCTGACGTCTTAATACCCCCGTCTGCTATAATGTCAGCAGCCCTGTTCTCGTGGTAACATTCTATTACACTTTGTAACGTGGGCACACCATGACCAGAGACTAGCCTGGTACTGCAAATACTTCCGCCGCCGATTCCGACTCGAACGCAGTCTGCTCCCCAATCGGCGAGATCGCTGTACCCTTCTGCTGTCGCGACGTTGCCAGCTATAATGTAGACACTATTATTGAGCATGCTCTTTAATTCGCCTAGGCACCGTTCCATCATGGTGTGGTGGCCGTGAGCGACGTCGATACAAAGTATGCGTGCCCCGGCTTCAAAAAGAGCAGCGGCTCTCTCTCTATAGTCGCCCGTCATACCAATCGCTGCAGCTTTTGCACCTTGCACCTTGCCAATCATCTCGCATTGTGCTTGGATTGTATTGTAACGGTGTATGATGCCCAAGCCTCCAGCTTTTGACATGCACGTCGCCATTTTCTCTTCCGTAACTGTGTCCATGGGACTAGAAATTATCGGCAGATCGAACTTAGCGTACGTGACATCTGTACTTGAAGTGTAGATAAACGTGCTTAAATCAACTTCTGTTCTACTTGTAATATCACTAAGTTGCGGCGCTAACAATACGTCATCAAACGTAATGGCCTCTTTTAACTCTAAACTGCGAGTTTCTTTTAACATAATTATTCCTTTTTAAAATCCATTAGGCAACCATCCATTTGAACACACTTTGCCAACTTTATCTGCCATGTCCATCTGTGCGGTGCTTGTGATCTTCGGCTTGTCGGTTGAGCCTAGGGCGTCGGCGCCGCGGCCAGACATGGTTATCGACTCGTCATACAATCCGCCCTCAACTTGAACAGTCCTGAAGTGTACGACCGGCACAAGAATCAATTGTGCGATCTTGTCGCCAGACCCAACAAATTGTTCCTCAGTGCCAATGTTATGAAGGTCGATAAACACCTCCCCATCATATCCACTATCGACAATATGCGCGCCGACAACAAGCGATCTCTTCGCGCCCATGCTGGAGCGGTTACAAACCTGCAGCATATAGCCATGTGGTACGCCAAACTTCAATCCGGTTGGAAGGAGTTGGTTCTCGCCCGGCATGACCGATATCGCGCTTACGTTCGGATCGGTCGGGCAATAGAACACATCTAGACCAGCGTCACTCGGATTCGCTCTGTTCGGAGCTTTCGCCCCCTCTCTCACTTTTATCTCTAAGATCATTTTGAATCTCCTCTATTAATTTATTTGCTTTGCCCCAGCATTCGGGGCAGTAAAGTCGAACTACATCTTCTTTTTCTCTCACAACAACATTCCAAGTTGATACATGTTCTTTCGATTTCTTGTCAAAAGGCTTTTCACATGCAGCACAATGATCTTCAAGTTTATCAAACATCATCATCTTCTTGGACATTTCTTTTTCTAGCTTCTTGTCTTTCTTCTGTTGCTTTCTTTCTAGTTTTCTTTTTAGGCTTCCCATTGTTTATCCTAGCAGTTTAAATGTGTGGCGGATCGATCTAGTGCTAAATCCCCAATCTTCGCTGTGGTCCAGCTTGGCGGCGTACGGACGATTTAGGTGGATCCTGTCATCGTCTTTAATACCCCAGCATTTAATACTGGTTGTTGTAGAAGTATCGTCGACAACTTTGAGTATCCAGTATAACTTTCCTAGTTTTGTTCTTTTAGCAATAATTTCTCTGGGGATGAACCACGCCACGCCAAGGTTCTTGTCCCAAGAACCTACGGCGGGTACCCTATGTCTCTTTATCGATTCTTTAATATCTTTTGTCATGACTAAATCGAATGGGAACATCCCTGTGATATTAGAAACGTTTTCAATTTTGTCCTCGACAGTAAAGTCGACTTCGCTTGAGTACTCTTTGATGTTTTCCTCTAACTTTTTAATGTTCTTTGGCCTATCATTAATGCATGACATCCAAAAATGTTTGCAGCCATTGAATCTCTCATCGCAGAGAGTGTCCAGTGCGCCTGACAAGCACAGCGCGTTTAAAGCCTTTTTGTTCAATTTAGAATATACGACCTCTTCATTGAAAAGTAAATCCTCAACTGCATTGAAGGGTCTGTTATTCATAATTTGTTCGATGGCCTTGTCTCCCAAACCTTTGATCGAACTAAACGGCTGGATTAGTGTCTTGCCGTCTTCAGCAATTTCCCACTGTGCAGTTGACGTATTGACATTGATGTTCTCGATCTTAAAGCCGTGTTTTTGAGCCAAGCTAATAGCGGCCTCTTTTCGAGACTCAGGCTCCTTGTCAAGGAAGGCAGCTGTCCAGCATTCTGGGTAATAGTTCAGAAGCCAAGCACACTGATAAGAAAGGATACTATAGGCAACAGCATGAGACTTATTAAACCCATATCCGCTAAAGTATTCGAAGTTTCTCCATAACGAATCGGCCGTCTCTCTATCGATTGACTTATCAAGACAGCCTTCAACAAATCTCTGTCTGATATCTTCTTTTTCCTCAACACCTTTGTCTGTTCCTTTCTTTGTTAATAGTTTGCGAAGCTTGTTTCCTTCTTCCAGGGTAACGTTCTTGCCGAGCTTGTGTGCCAAGAGTGCAATCTGTTCCTGAAAAATAAGGAAGCCTGCTGTTTCCTTTGTCACTTCCTCAACAATATCGTTAAGATAGTTTACGTTCTTCAGATCTTTCTTGGCCTTGACATAAGATTTGTCGACGCCGGCGCTTAACGGGCCTGGTCGGTAAATAGAAGTAATTGCTGATATGTCAATAATATCGTTAGGCTTCGACCGGCGAGCTAGTCTTTGAGCACCAGCATTTGTAAACTGGAACACCCCTACGAACTTGCCCTTATGAAAGATGTTCTTGTAAACCTCTTGGTCATTTAGATCGATCGCGTCAGGGTGTAGCTTGGTGTCATAATATTCTTTGATATCACTGAAAGTCGGGTTTTCAACTCCGTGATGCCTCCTTAAAATATGACGGACTGCGGATTGAATCATTGCCAAGGTTGACAAGCCAAGCAAATCAAACTTGATGAATCCTAGTGGCTCTAGGTGCCGAACGTTCATTCCTTCAGACCAGGGAGTTTGCACCACCCCTCCTGAACAGATTAAGGGCATGTGCTTGTCGAGGTCTTCACCGATAACAACACCGCCGGCATGTCGACTCGTTGATCGGACCTGACCGACCAAGGCTTCGACGTGCGTCTTGATGTGGGGATACTTTCTCAAAAATTTATCGAGTGTCTCCGAGTACTCCATCACTTCTTCAAAAGTTGGCGCGTACACGCCGGCCTTGATACCGTGTTTGGCTTTCGCCTTTGGCATAGCCTCTTTAACCATGCGACTAGTCACCGCGTTGACCTCCGGATATGGCACGTCATAATGTTTACCAATGTCTTTGATCAGCGATCTGAGCTGCAGAGTATTAAAATTTGAAATAGGCACAACTGTGGTCTCGCCCCACTTCTCGGCCAAGATCTCTTTGAGGCCGAATGCGTCACTAACATCGTAATCAATATCTGGATAGTCTTTGGCATCTGAGCGCAAGAATCTGCTGAACAATAGGCCATACTTGATTGGGTCGACCTGTGTGATGCCAAGAACATAAGCCACCAGAGATCCAGCCGCCGAGCCGCGGCCCGGGCCGGAGAGCATGTTCTCGTTGGCAACATCTGCGATCGCTTTCATGGTTAAGAAGTATTTGCTGAAACCTCTGTCGTTGATGACCTTAAGCTCGTGTTTGAGCCTGTCGACATATTCACTATCTTCCAGCTTCATCTTGCGAAGGCCTGCGATACTTTCTTTGATCAAGGTTTGCTCTGCTGTGACACCATCAGGTACAACGAAACCAGGCAGTCGTACTGTGTCATCTGGCATAAAGTCCTCGACAAGGTGGTTGGCGATCCAGTGTGTTTTTACTAGTGAATCATATACCAGGTCATCGTCATACTTTACATCGCATTCTGCGGAGTATTTCTTGTATGACTCCCACATCTGATCTCCGTTTTTCGGATATAGTTCATAACCAATTTCTTCAACGCTGGCCGGTAGCTCAGATTTCAGCCAATCAGGAACCTTGCTCTTGCCGAGCCAGCCTAAGCGCTTATAAAGTTCCCTGTCGCGCCAGGCTTCCGGCGTGGGGTAATGGCTGTCAGCAGTAGAGATTAATTCGATGCCAAATTCCTCGTGCATCTGAATCACGTATTTATTTAGCCTGTGCTGTTCTGGAATGTTGTTCCATTGAAGCTCTCCGAACCATCGGTCGCCCACAACACGGATCATCTCTTTCGTCGTCTTACGCATGGCGTTTAAAATCGCCTCTTCGTCTTCTCCAATCTTCTTCTGCTTCGTGTCTCCCTTCTCATTGAGATAATCTTCATAAATACAGTTATCCCAGTAGTCTCCAGCATATACACCGCCTAGGCAAGCAGAGGAAACAACAAGCCCCTCTCCGTACTTTTCAAGCATGTCGTAATCCAAGCGAGGGTATCGATAAAAGTTGTCTCCTTGATGAGAGTCTGAAATAATTTTATAAATGTTATTTAGGCCCGTCTGATTCATTGCGACGATGACGATATGCCTACGCGCGTTGATCTTGTTTTTGGAGCTTTGTTTGGACGCGCCCTCGTCCTCGGTAGAGACCTTATCGGTATCGTTAATGACCTTGCGCGCTTGCTTCTTGTTGGCTTTAACTTTTTCGTACTCTTCTTTCCATTCTCGGACAGAAGGAACAAAGTACCCCTCAACCCCAAAAATGGGCTTGAACTCTTGTCCTTTTTCTGCCATTTTTTTAGCATGCAATACTTGATATGATAGACCATTCATGTTGCCATGGTCTGTCAAAGCTAACGCGCTCATCCCATTTTGATAAGCGAAGTCCATATGATCTTGGGGATACCCGAAGCCGTCGAATACAGAGCCAGCCACGCTGTGCGCGTGCAGACCTACAAACGGAATTTTAGTTTGTGTTCTTTCCATAGAGTTTTTTCCTGTTCCTTAATAATATAAGGATTAGTTCTTGTTAGTAAACTACAGTGTTCCGTGGTTCTTTATAATCAGGAACTGTGTCGTCCTCTCTAAATTTAAGAACTTTGGCACAGGAATAAAAGGTAAAAACGAATGCACCAGAAAAAATGCCGACGCGACCAATAGTCTAGCTCCTATTGAAAAAGCAAACCTAAGATGGGAAAAGTATCCGTCATGGTCATTATCTTTTGGGTGTTTCGTAAATATATTAATCATCATCAACTCCTATTTCATTCCATTCGGAATATTTCAATATTTTTGGTTTTGTTATTTTTAGATCTTTTGCCAAGAAGTCGCGATAGTTTGTCCAGCAATCTAGGGCAAAGTAATCCTCAACTTCTATCTTTTCGTAGTTTGAAAAATCCAAACCACTAAACACTTTTTTCAAATCATAACTCTTATAACTATATCGTTCGTCAAGAGAAAGCCTTTTCTTCCTGTCCTCGTTCCACAAGCCGGAAGACGTAGTTACTGACTCTTCAACTAGCTTTTTAATTTGAGGCTCCGTAATTGTAAACGATAAATATTTGTTTTCTTTGACGGTTTTGTCAATGTGGAACAAGGCAACATCTTTTTCAATAATTGTTTTTCTGTATTCTCTCATCGACCTGGGGTCACTATAGCCGTACGGCCAGCAAATATAAAACCTATGAGGTTTCAGTTGCCTGCTCAAAGAGCCCAAGACCTTGTTGGCCGATTGGGCTCCAAAAATAGCTGACCAAGCCAAATTGTCTCGCTTGTTTATATCTTTGATTGCGAGAGGCACATAGTATATGCGTATCGGCTTTTTAACGGCGCCTTTATCAAATTCAAAGTGGCGATAAGCATAGACTGGATCTTGTACCTTTTCTCCAACTTGATATCTTATTAGAGGCGACACGCTATCGTTGCACACAATCCATATACTGTCACAACCAGCGTACGCGCACTCTGCGACGGCGCGCTCGACAGCAAGATAATTTGGCGCGATTGGCATCAGACTGTCATGCCATGGCATCTTAAAGTCTGTTACGATTCCTGACACTGGAATTATGCCGGCTATGTGTTTTTTTGAAGACATTTATAAACTGGATAAACTTCTCTTTTCCAAAGCTTCATCTTTACTTTTTTCTTTAGATGTTTCCGTAGTATATCTTTTACTTTGAACCTAGCCACGGTATCACTATAATTGAAATCTTTTAACTGATCCTCTGTTAAAAAAGACTCACATAGTAGATCCAAGTACTTTTGGTCGCCATCGATCCTGCGCGTCTTAAAAAAGACAAGTTTATTAATAAAATCGTCGTCGGTGGTGATCTGCCGGCAGGTTAGGTCATACAACCCCTTGCAGTCAAACCAATCAACGACGCGGTAATGTTCGAGGGCGCGATTCATTGTAACTCCGGTAACGTTTTCTGTGTCAAAGACATGAAGGTTTTGATATTTGACGACGTACCGGCGGTAGTTGGTTATAACCTTGACCGTTTTTGTTTCTGGATCAACTCTTATGGTTTCAATCTTATCAGTGAAAGGGCACAGACCCTTGTTATAAAGTTCGTAGCTTTTTTCGGCCCAGACGTCCTCTGTGCCTTCGTACGAGTGGTGATGCGGTATCCTGTTTTTTAACAAATAGAAATTGTTCTCATGAGCAAACTCTACGGCGTCAGTATCTGCGCCTATAACAATGTTCGCCCATCGAAAATCAACACCCACATGTTTCGTGTTCTCTGCACTCTTCTTCAAGCTTCCTATCTCTCTCAATTTGTCTATGCCATTTTCTCAATAGACGATAATGCTTGGGGCGCTCTTTGCAGCGGCCGCCTTTTTTCTTATATCGAATGCCGGTAACCCAAGCTGCTAACCAAACACGGTCTTCTTTTTTATAACGACATTGTTTTTTAATCTTCGGTATTTGTCTCACGATATGTGCCATCCAGCTCATCCCCGCAGACCTAGGGTCTCTGCGGTTGGTGCCGTAAGCCTTTTCATAATATGGCCATTGCTGTAATACGCCGATGGCCATTGGCTTCTTTTTACTTTTGCTAAACTTTCTATCGCCCTTCGCGAAAGGCTTAAACCCTGATTCCATGCATGCTGCAGCTAAAATCATGCCTCGCATTTCTGGTGGTGGGCCGTAGACCTTCTCAACGTTAATCAAGGTGTCGACGATTTCCTCCGAAGGCTCGCGGTTGTTCTTGCAGTCGGTGAGCGCGTAGTGCTTAAGCTCAACGTACGATGGGCCAGCGGAAGCAACTTTCACGTAATCGCTTTGAGCTGTCGGCCCTGTTAAATTAATCAATTCTGTATAATCTGTCTCTGTGGTAGATTCTGTGTTCACTGGCTTATCAAAACTATAAACCGGGGCGGCGAGCAAAGAGATCACGAAGAGAATGGTGCTAATATTGCGCATTTTTTTACCTCTCAATGAGACTAACTAGTCCTCAAAAAAGCCTATTACATGATTTTCTAACATCACATGATGCTTTTCTCCGAAAAGCTCAATCTCCTCGACAACATGTGCGGGAACAACCAACTTCGATCCTTCTGTAAGAATCGAGTTGGTGTTTGTTTTCAACAACTTAACGAGTGCGTACGCTGATTGCTCTTCCTTGTAATCTTCTGGCACCAAGATACCAGAATCTTTCTTTTCTTCCTTAATCGGGTCGACCAGAAGGTATCTGTTCATAGGATACAACATTTATGCCCCCGTGATGCCCTTTTGGATCTTCTCAAAGTAATCTGTGAACTGGTCGATGTCATCGTCATTGGCGAGCATTCTGTATGCGCGGACGGCTTGGCGCAGCTCGTCGTTAGTCAACCAGCCATTTTGAACATAGTTCTTTCTTAAATCTCTTTTGTGTTCCTTGAAAGGCTCCATCTCATCTTCGATAGCTTTAAACGCCTTGATAAAATCAACAACGAATTCTTCTTTAGTTTGATCGCTCACTTTTTCCTCCTGTGATCGTAATATACTATAGTAACGTGGCGGCTCTTGTCAAGACCTTAAACGATCTCACATGATCCGCCCGAACAAGCTAGCTCTCCAGACAGATTAGTGTCATCATCCAGCTCGACAACTTTTGTTAGGTCGATGTCTTCTAGCGACTGCATCAAAACCTGATATTTCTCCGGGGAGCAGTCTTCAAATGGTGCCTGCTTGTAGGTACCACCGTCGGCGGGCAGAACACTGAGCCCGTTATAACAAGAGCGATTTTCCCACATCCACTCGCCAGCGTCAGTCCACTCACCTTCTCTTATTGAAATTGTTGCAGAAACGTTATGTGTGTTCTGGCCAGACTTGTGGCCATATTTAATCCACTGGTCTGTGACAGACTTTACTCTCTTTAACAATTGGAGCGCGCTCTCTTGTCTTGTGATTGCTCCATCAGGAGCCTTTTGTGGCACACCGATGACAGCTGTATCGTGCGGCCTGAAATATTCGTCCTCTACCAATTCTGGGTGATTTATGTAGAGATATAGAAATATTGACTCGTTTTTTCCAACTCGCAAACGTCGAATATAGTAGTCGTTATGCCAAGCATGTACGCCAGAACTGGTACCCAAAGTTAGTGAAGTTGTCCCCGCTGGCTTAACGCAAGTTGTTCTGGATGCCTGTTTGATGCCAATCAGCCCTGCCACTCTTTTGTTTTCTTCTTTGACTGCTTTCGCAGCAGACTTCATGTCTAGAGACAACACTCGTCCGGACGCGATTCCGGTCATGGAAACACCAATCAGGGCGTCTCTCTCTGTTGTTTTTCTCCAGATATCCCTTAAATAATGAAAGTCAGTGTACCCAGCCTGCAAGGTTGCGATAAAAGACGCGGCCATCGCTCGTGACTCGTACTCCTCTTGGCTCTCCACGTCTGAAACATTAACCTCTGCCAGATTACAAAATTGGTATGGTCGCAAAGCGATTTCACAACACGGGTTAGTGCCCCAATCTTTATCATTAGTAAAATAAAAGCCTGGCTCTCCAGAGCCGCTCTCTCTTACTCTATCCCAGATCTCTTGAAAGAACTCTTTAGTGATTCTGTGCCTCATCAAGACAACAGAATTGTTTGCTCTTCCTCGCTGTGGATTGGTCTCCCACCAGTTTCCTGTTTTTGCGGCCAACATCTCTTTATCGTTGGCCGAAAAAAGCGATATAAGAGCAGCCCGACGAATGCCCCCGGCAAGAACAGCATCAGCAATATAACAAATAATGTCGTGAACTTCGATAGGCTCAAGTTTATCGCCATCCTCTTTTTCATAAAGAACACCTTCAACCTTTAAGAGGCACTCTTTCAAAGGCTGCGGACCGGGAGCTTTGCCCCCGCTAGTAACTAGTCTGCTTCCTTTCGCACGGATATCAGAAAAATCAAATTTTATTCTTGAGCTGCCCTTAAAGTAAGATTGCACCAGAACCTTGACTGCATCCGACCATCCCTCGATGGAATCTCCGATCAGATAACGTCGTGCCCGTTTCGAATTGGGCTTTCGAATTTCAGGCAACTTTTCTACGTGGTGTCCTTGGACAGAAAATCCCACGCCCGTTCCACCAAGCAGGAGAAACATGCACTCACTAAAAGCAGCAACATGATCAATAGGCATGTAGGCACAATTATAAATCCTGTTAGGTGCCACTTCAATTGGCTTCCCACCGAATTGCATCGATCGCATACTGGGTAATACTTTTTTTTCATAGACATATTTATAAGACGCCTCGATCTCCCCCCGCAGATCTGGATACTTCTTGATATGCATCTTCTTGTTTCGTGTAACTAGTTCTTCCCAGGTCTCTCTTCTCTTTTTTTCTGGCAGGTATCTGGCGTACTTCATGTGAACCGTGATGTCTGATAAAATCTTATTAGCTATGTCCATGCGTCTACTCCTTGTTGTTTTGTCTATGCTGCTTATACTTCTCTCTTAGAGCCGAAGCGAGGTCACCTGGATTCATTTGCGGTGTAATCTTAGGAGCTTCGGCTTCTTTTAATACTTTCAATTGTACGGCGCTGGTATCAATAAACATCGGGAATACCAGTCCGTCGGGACCATTTCTGTTTTTTGCGATAAAAAGCCTCGCAGTGTTTGCATTCTTATCTTTAATAGTTCTGGAAATAGAACAAATAAAATCCGCAACAAAGCATTTATTAAAGGCTTCTGAGATTGATTCCATTGTAACTACCTCCGCGTTTAAGCCCGTTCTGTTGGTCTGTGAGGCAGTCCAGAGAGGGCACTTGTTCTCTTGAGCAATAGCTCGGAGGTCTTCGTAAATAGAACCCAGCTCATCTCTCTTTTCTTTAAAGTGCGTCGAGGGCCTCAACAAGTCGGCGTAATCTACTATGATCATATCAACTTTCTGATTTCTTTTCCTTAGTCTCTCTAAGTGTGCTCTAATTGTATTAGTGCTGGCCGTCTTAGTGGGGTACTCTTTTATAATTAGACTACCTTCCAAATCGCTAATACTTTCTAGCACCTCCTCTTTCCTAGCAAAAAGTGTTGATAGAGGAACAGAGCTTAGGCAACTATCATACCTTTGGCCGGTCACAGAATCCGAAAGCTCCAGGGTGTAATGCACGACATTTTTGCCTGCTTTTACAGCGTTTGACCCAAGGTGAGCCAGAGCCATTGATTTACCGGCGCCAGTTGGTGCAATGACGACTCCAAGTTCTCCGGAGCCGAGGCCCTTCTTCATTATCTGGTCGACCTTATCCCAACCGGTGGTGATTGGGCTTCTAGTTTTTATCTCATATCTTATCTCAAAGTCTTTAATAAAATCATGACCAAAGTCGTTATCCGTGCCCAGATTTAAAGCATTGTCGATTACTGTACGCACTTGGTCATATGAAGAACTTTCGATTAAGTCCACAGATCTCATTAGTGCTTCTTTTAATTTTTGTTTCTTACAAAAATCAAGAGCAGTCTCTTTAATATACTTTTCGTCTTGAATCCTGCTAATACAGATTCTCGCGAAATAATCTCTTACCTGCTTTTGCAGGACATCGCTGTGTGTTTCCAGTTCAGTCCTCAGCACGGCCGCCAGAATTTTGTCAGTTGGGTGAACATTGTACTTCTTGCGGTAGCTAAAAAGCTTTGTCACAAACACACGAAGATACTTTAGTTCAAAAAAAGACGCGTCCAGCACTTCTTCGATCTGGTCGGCAAAGGGGCGGTCCTCCATGATCATTTGAGCCAACGATTCCTGGAATTGCTTTCCGTATTTTGAAAAATTAATATTAGTTTCCATTTTTATCCTTCTCTTATAATATTAAGAATATTTTACCTATTGTCTAGAGAAATCTTGTTTAAATGGCGAAATAAATCAATGAAGTTGATTTCACCAAATCCGTCCTTTACCATCATCTTAATTAGCTCTGTTTTGTTAAAAGACTGGTCTGGGTCTTGCAGGGTATCGTTAACTAGGCGCTTAGCATCGATTGTTAAAATAGGTGCATAAAGTTGCATCATTTGATAGTTCTCGCGCAGTAAGTCCTCGTTTTCTAAAACGTTTCTGTACGCCTTGACTTCTTTATCAGACAACTCATTTTTACAGTGGTCTAGGATATCAGAAAAAGTTTTATTTTTTTCTTCTTTGAGGAAAGGAAACCTGCGGGAGACCGTTTTTAAGCCAACGCCCTGTATGCCATTGATGTTGTCCGATTTATCTCCTACCATAGCACGTGCCATGGCAAAATTTGTGGGATGAATGCCAAACTTCTCCAAGATGCTGTTTTTATTCAAGACCTCTTTTTGGACGGGGCGGTACAAGACGGTTTTATCGTCAAGAAGCTGGAAGAAGTCCTTGTCACTTGACAAAATTATCTTGTCATAATCTTCTAGGAGCTTGTGTTTAGCAACATATGCAATAATATCATCGGCTTCTGTGCCTTTGAACATAAATTGGACAACAGGGATCTGGTTATAATACTCAATCAGTCGCGACTGTTGCCAAACTTTGTTTTCCATTTCTTCTTGCGATGACATGTTGCGGATTGCGCGGTTTAGACGGATTGGCTTTCGACCGGCTTTATAATCCTTTTTTATAAGTTTTCTCTTTGCGGATCCGCCCTCACCGTCCCAGCAAATCACAATCATGTCAGGTTTAGATTCTCTGACCAGTTTTTGTATACTTTGTATACAGCCGCGCAGGCCTCCGATGGGGGCGCCGTCAGTAGACAAGCTTGGGTTTACAATATAGTTGCGAAAAAACAGGTTAAGCTGATCGATGATCAGCACCCTCTTACTTGAATTCAATTTATCCTCTCTTAATTATTTCTATAGATTCTGCTAACGACTTTCTTTACTTTATATGGAATAAAAGAAAAAACACCGTCAATTTTTCTTGCATCAATGCTCATTTTTTCAATGTGCTTTTCCACTGTGGGTTCCAGGACAAAAAACTTAACCTTTAAGTAAGTCTTCTCAACTTCCTGGGATATCGGCTTTGCTGGGCCGACAACCGTACAAACGGTTATACCACAGACTCCTCGTAAATTATCGGTTACAATTGTTAGCTTTTGGTCACGAGATGATCTCATCACTACTTCTGCTTCATAAAGCGTGTCGTTGAAATACTCGCAAACAAGAGTTTTAAGAGAATTCATTAAATTTCCTCCGCTTAATAAATAGTTCAAAGTTTATACATTTCAATTGTATTATTATTCGTTGTGTAATAAACCCTTTTAACTCCAACGTGCTGCAGCGCTGCATGGCACATGGCACATGGCTTGCTGTTACGGAACTCTCCTTCCCTATTGATCCGGCACACATAAACATCCGCGCCGGTAGTGACGCTTCTAGGCAGGCCGAGGATAGCACCAAGCTCAGCATGAACAGTTGCGTGGCCACGAGCGGGGCTACGAAACCTCTTGCCAAAAGAACTATAATTTTCTTTGTTACAAGAAGAGTTTCGAACGGACCCGCCTTTTACAAGAAGTGCTCCGTGTCTAATTTTTCCGTACGGACTTTCATGCGCGATGTTTTTAGCTGCACCAAACAGCCTGCCAATCTTTTTCGAAACTCTTATTGGTCGACCTTTGATGTTCGTTCTTAGTTTGTGGTTCTTCATATTCCCTTGTATAATATAGGAACATGCGGAACTAGGTCAATTGCGGATCCTCAGAGTCAATATCATAAAAATCGCCGGCGCTTCCTGTCTTCGACTCGAACCTCATAATAATTTCCTCGTCCATGAGTTGCAAGACTCTTGACCGGAACTTCTCACTTTTAAGCTTGTCGGCCCATCCTGAAGCTTGAAATTTCTCGATTGTGCCGTCTTCATAAACTAAGCTATACCAAGCTCCGGCATTTTGCAATGAATCAGAGACCTTAATTGCCTCGAACCAGCTTTCCTCATCTTGGATACAGGCGTCCTCAGACCCCCACAAGATTTTAAACGTGCATTGCCGGCCTTGAGTGCCAAACCTGCTCTTTTTCAAAGTAACCTTGACCTCAGAGCCGATTCTAAAGCCGTTTTCATCAGTAACAAAGGAAGCCTTAGCTTTTCTAGATGTTAACCACATTCTTAATGAATATGTATACGGCAAAGATTTTCCGCCTGGCGTGAACCATGGTGTAGTCATCGCTTCTGCAACATTGCTGGTAATGTTAGTTTTTAATTGGTTTAGTACCAGAAGGGTAGATTGTGTGTTTGCGATAGGTTGTGTTAGTTTTTGTACGCCTTTTGATAAAATTCTAGGCTTCACGGCCATTGAGGACTGTGGGTTGAAGTCTCCCGCAATATCAGTCTCGCACGGAGTTTGCGCAACAGAATCCCAAACAAAAAGCATAGAGTTTTCATTTGTTCCCAACATTTCCTCAATAGTTTCTAAAACGGTTTCGACACTATGCGCCT